GAAGGTGCCTCACTTACGGAATTCACTAAAATAGTAGTAGAAAACTATATTCTATATCACGAATGCAAAGTCAAAGTTGAAGGCTGGAACGAGTGGTATACTAAGCAAAAAGCTATTTTTGAAGAAGCTACCAAAAAGTAATCTTGAGTCTAGTATGATAAATACTAGATAACAACGGAAGATTACTATGGCTACCCAAGAAATTATTAACATTGGTACACTACCTAACGATGGCGAAGGCGATCCGTTAAGAGTAGCATTTGCTAAAATTAATAATAACTTCTCCAATCTTTTCCCTACTGCTATCAATACGAGTAGCTCGTATTCAGTAGGAGATACCCCCGGTCAACTTATATTTGAAACTGACGCTAATACCTTCACAATGGCGCAACTATATGTCTATGCCGCTGACCCATCAGGCGATAGTAGTCAGAGTATGCAACTAAACGCACAAATTAATCAAGAATTAGATGATGCTAAATTTAGTGCTGTTGGGTTGTCTGTGTTCGGAAACGCACTATCTTCATATAGTATGCGGGTGTTAGGTGGAAACGTACAACTTCTTGCCAATCCATTACAAGATACTACGATTTTTCACTTTATTGGTTCATCTATTATTTGGATCGGCTCAACTCTTCCTGGAATTCCTATCGAACTAGACGGGTATGTTGCCAATTCAGTTATGGCAACTGAAATTAACCAGGGTGTGACAACAGAGCAATAATAATGAGAGCATACGAATTCATCACGGAATCTGCAACAGACGGTTTGAGTATGGTTGCACATAGCTTGCCAGCTACCTATATAATTCCTGATTTAAAAAATAATGATTTCTACGAGCTTTATAGATTTGGTTTAGCAATTGCAGATACTAGAGGTAATGGTGGAAACGATGATGTTCAAAACGGTTTTAAACATGAGTTTAAGGCAGAAAGCACCTGGGGAGAGCATCAAGTAGTGGTTTCTTGGGATCCAAACATTGAGCAAGTGATTGATCAATCGTTGAGTAAAGTTAATAAAAGAGGAAAAAAGCTAGTAAGTACTAAAACTAGTGACGAGATTCCTAATACCGGAACCCAATCCACTCTTAAACCCTTTAAGGGATACAAGCGATGAGAGCATGGGAATTTATAACTGAAGGGAAGAAAGTTCCTGACTCTCCGGAACATCACGATGGCCCCATGACCGGGTTACATAGATTTGCCGACAGCACATATGACCGTTACTATCTATTAAATCGTGTAATGATGGCCGCTGCCTCAACTGACGGGAAAACAATGCCTGATGTGGATAGTGATAGTTGGGCGTCTCGTTTCAACATAGCACATCCTTACACAAAAGAAGAAGCAGATAAGTTAAAATTAGCATATAAAGCAGCAGGCGTCAAAAAGTTTGATGACATAACAAAAGGTGATTTGTCTAGCACAGAACCAACTGGCCATAACGATACCAGTCCAATCAAGCCATTCAAAGGGTACAAGCGATGAGAGCGCACGAGTTTATTAATGAAGGCAAAAAGGGTTCAGTACCTAATAGACACAACGCTGCCCAGCCTGGTGCCTATAAGTTTTCGGATAATGGCACAGACAGAACCTATCACTTAAACCAAATTATGAAAGCAGTAGCTATGGCAGATGGATCATCTACTAAAGCATTGAAGATGGATGATGAAAGCTTTGCAGGAAAAAATAACCTTGCATATCCATATAGTGATGTAGAACATACTATGATGCAGCAGGCATTCAACACAGTATCTCCCACACAAGCTAAACATATGATTAAGGGTAGAGGCAGTGACGAGCTTGACTTCATAAACAAGACTAGTCCTGTAGCAAAACGTCCAAAAGATCACAGAAAAAAATAATTACGCTACTTTCACCTGATAAGTAATTTTATGAACAACTTAATTGATATCAACCAAACACTCGACCTTATTAAGCTTAAGTTTTACAACGAATGGCTTTACACCGCTCACATCTATGATGAGGGCGACAGTCAATTTCATAAGGAGCTGACTACTCAAGTAGTAAAAACTTATGTTGACCCACTTGAACTACCTAAGGATGCACACATTCTTGACTTAGGATGTGGCCCTGGATATTTCTTAGACGAAATGAAAGAACGTGAATACACTAATGTTCACGGTGTCACTTTGAGTCCTGGCGATATCGCTATCTGTGAAAGCAAGGGACATGCTATTAAGAAGTATGATTTGAGCTTCTTGCCACAGAAGGATGGTTACTATGATGAGTCAGTAGATTTCATCTTCTTGCGCCATGCATTAGAGCATAGCCCATATCCTATCTTCTCATTGATGGAATACAATCGTGTATTGAAGCAGGGTTCAAAGATTTACATTGAAGTTCCTGCTCCTGACTGCGATAGAAAGCACGAGTTTAACTTGAATCACTATAGTATTATGGGAGCAAATCAATTGGCTGCATTACTACAGCGTACTGGATTTGATATTGATAACTTCAATAATCTTGAGTTTGATTTGAACGTTCCTAATCCTGAAGATCCAGAAAAAAGCAAAAAGATGAAAGAAACTTACTACTGTATTGTCGCTACTAAAGCAAGACCCTTAGATATCAAATAAGTAAGATAAATACTCTCATAGAAATGTGAGAGTATTTTTTTATGGCTGAGCCTGATCCAAGTAATGTTGCTCCGTGGTATCTACGGAATATCAACCAAGCGTTAGAACTTAATGAAGCTACTGGACAGGTATTTGTTCGTACCGGTTTTGAAGGTAACATTATCATTAGTGGTAATGTTACTATTCCAGGCAATGTTGATGCACACGTTTCGCAAATTGGAACAAGCGGGGAACTAACAGTTCCTTGGATGCCTGTCAGTATTGATGGCAATAGTAATGTTACTATATCAGGTGGCAATGTCAATGCTGCGGTTACCGGTACAGTAGCAGTTAGCGGCATTACAGGTAACATTGCGGGTATCACCGGCAATGTCACTGTAGTAGATGGTGGCGGAAGTATTACTGTAGATGGTAATGTAGGTGTTACAGGAAATGTTAATATTGGCACAATGCCAAATGTTAATGCTACTATTACAGGAGGTAATGTCTCTGTATCAGGTAATGTTGGCGTTACGAGTTTAGGAAATGTCGTACTCACAGGAAACACACTTCCAGTAAGCGGTAATGTGAATGCCAATGTCAGTGGTAGCAATGTCATTGTGTCAGGTAATGTTGGTGTTTCAAGTTTAGGAAATATAAGTCTTGCAGGAAACGCATTACCTGTTACGGGTAATCTTACTGCGACTATTGATAATAATGCCAGCGTAATTATTTCTGGATTCAGCGGCGCAACAAGCGATGCATTTGGTAGACTGCGTGTAAGCGAACCATTCACATTATTTGATACTAATTCACGATACTATGATCACCAGCAATTCAGTAGTGCTATCAATGGTACTGGAAATGTGACATATGTTGAAGCAGAAAGTTCTTTCCGTCTCAGCGTAGGTTCATCTGTCGGAGACTCTGTGATAAGAGAAACTATGAAAGTATTCCCTTATCAGCCAGGCAAGAGCCAACTTTCATTGCTTACATTCTGTATGAACACTCCAAAGACAAATCTACGCCAGCGTGTAGGATTGTTTGGTGCTAATGACGGCGTATTCTTTGAGAATGATGGTACATATAACTATATGGTTATTCGCTCAGGCTCTACTGGTGTAGAAGAACGAGTAAGACAAGATGCTTGGAATGGCGACAGACTAACTGGATTGGGCGGCGCGTCTAACCCATCAGGAATCACGCTATATCCAGATCGTACACAGATTTATTATGCCGATGTTGAGTGGTTAGGTGTAGGTAGCGTTCGTGTAGGCTTTATCATCAACGGTGTTTATATATTATGTCACACATTTAATCACGCTAACCAACCTGGTAATACGAAAGTCTATATGACTACTGCTACATTGCCTATACGCTATGAAATCACTAATGCAGGTGCTACTACCGGTAACAGTGTAATGACACAGATTTGTAGTACAGTTATCAGTGAAGGTGGATATAATAGTTTTGGAACTACACAGACCGCAGGTACCGGAACTACACAAAAAAGATTGACCAATGCCAATACTTATTATCCTGTTGTCAGTATTAGATTAGCGCCAAGTAGATTAGACAGTATAGTATTACCTAGACAGATTGATGTGTTAAGCCCTAGTGTAAACTATTATCGCTGGGTATTATTACAAAATGCAACTCTAACCGGTGCCACGTGGACAGGCACAAGTCCAACTGGTACGGTTCAATATGATTTAGGTGCTACTGCTATTAGCGGCGGTATAGAAATACAAAGTGGTTATGCAGCAAGTAGAGAACTTACACAACTTAGTTCGGTAGATTTCTTCCAGTACCAACTAGGAAGAACATTAGCAGGTGTTAGTGATGTTGTCACCTTAGCAATTGCTGCAACAGCAAACAACGCCGATGTATTAGCTGAAATAGGTTGGCAAGAATTAACCTAACACTTCTAAACTACTAAATATTCATATGGCAAATACACCAACCTTAATCAAGGATCCCTACAAGAAAACTGTATTCAAGAACCAAAAGGAACTTGATGAGTTTATGAAATGCTGTGACCCTGAGACAGGTTATCTATACTTCATGGATAACTTCTTTATGATTCAGCATCCTACTAAAGGGTCAATGAATTATCACCCTTGGGAATATCAAGAAAGACTGATTGATACATACCATCGCTATCGTTTCTCTATCTCACTCATGCCAAGACAGTCAGGTAAGTCTACTTCTGCTGCTGGGTATTTGCTTTGGTACGCTATGTTTGTACCTGATTCTACTATTCTAATCGCAGCACACAAGTATACCGGCGCACAAGAAATTATGCAGCGTATACGATATGCGTATGAAAACTGCCCAGACCACATCAAGGCTGGCGTAACTACATACAACAAAGGTTCGCTTGATTTTGAGAACGGTTCTCGTATCGTTTCTGCTACTACGACTGAAAACACAGGTCGTGGTATGTCTATCACGCTATTATATCTTGACGAATTTGCCTTCGTTCGTCCCTCAATCGCACAAGAATTTTGGACTGCTATTACTCCTACTCTATCAACTGGTGGTAAGGCAATCATTACATCAACACCAAACTCAGATGAAGACCAATTTGCTCTTATTTGGAAGGGTGCAAACAAGACTGAGGATGAGTTCGGCAACACAACTGAGTTAGGCATCAACGGCTTTAGAGCATACAGAGCATACTGGCACGAACAGCCCGGCAGAGATGAGAAATGGGCTGCTGAGATGAAGGCTCAGCTAGGCGAAGATCGTTTCAATCGTGAAATCGGTTGCGAATTCATTATCGCAGACGAAACACTTATCAATCCAAACACATTGATTATGCTTGAAGGCATTGAACCTATTAATAGATTAGGTCAAGTCAGATGGTACAAGCAACCCGAAAAGGGTAGACTATACGTAGTTGCTCTTGACCCTTCATTGGGTACAGGTGGTGACCCCGCTGCTATTCAAGTATTTGAAGCAAGCACTACTACACAGATAGGTGAGTGGAAACACAATAAGACTGACATTCCTAGTCAGATTAAACTACTTGCTGAGATTTGTAAGTATATCTCAGAAATAACAAAAGAGCCAAACAGTATCTACTACAGTATCGAAAACAATGGCGTAGGTGAAGCCGCTGTTGTTTCGCTCAATGAGTATGGTGAGTCAAATATTCCAGGCATCTTCATATCTGAGAAGGGCAAAGGGCGTAGAGGATTCAACACTTCTAACAAGCCTAAATTAGCTGCTTGTGCTAAGTTCAAAACACTTCTGGAATCAAAGAAGATGACCATACATAGTCGCTCTCTCATTAGTGAGTTAAAGGCGTTTGTAGCCAGCGGCGGAAGCTATGCGGCTAAGATAGGGGACACTGATGACTTAGTAATGTCATCATTGCTTGCCGTTCGTATGATGACGCAGTTGGCAGACTATCACGGCGACTTAGAGAGCCAAATCAGAGACCACGATGAAATAATTCAACCACTGCCATTCTTTGCCGTCTTAGGCTAATTTGGCATAAATATACATATGGCCACTGACAACGAATCATTCAACCGCGACTTATATGACCTTCTTAAAGTTAGAGGGTATCAGCCTGTTCCACTAGACAGTAAGAATCAACGTGTTCCTGCAAGCCAGGCTGCGGACGTTATTCAGTTTACCTTTACTAAAGACGGTGAAGAATACGGTAAGGCTTGGGTGAGTATTGATGATGCTGCAAATATTATCGTCTATTACGATGAAGAACAGCAAGAAAGTCCAAGCAATGCTACACCTGGTGTAGAATACAATGATACTTGGACTGGGTTCTTAAAGCATTTAAAGAATTGGGCACAACGTAGACAATTAAGTTTTGAATTGTCAAACAAAGATCGCCTTGGCGACGATATGAGACAACGGGATTATTACAAGATGAAAGAACGAGTATCAGAAGGTTACTACCCAATGGGTAAGAAAGCGTCATATAATGATGCAGTTCCTAATGTAAAGATTGTTTTACAACACAACCGCGCACTTGAAGAAGGTGAACAGCGTTATCGTAACGTTGCTAAAATCTATCTTGAAAACGTTGATGGCGAAAGATTCCTTGCTCCAACTACCCGTCCTGGTATCGCTCGTGTATATGCTCGTCACATCGCAGAAGGTGGCGTACCCAATGATGACAGATGGAATCACATTAAATCAATCTGTGAAGATTATAATAAGATGGCTGGTTTCGTTCGTGCTACACGCAACGGACAGTTCAACGAATCAGCAACTCAGATGGTTCAAGAAGGTGTAAACCACTATAACAATCTTCGTGAAACATTACACAAACTGACAGGTCATCGTGGATATCAAGCTTACTTTGAATCTTGGACTCCTTCACTTATGGAAGACGAGGGCGATGACAGCATTAACGAATTGTTCGTACAAGAAACCATGGATCCTCGCATTGAATCAGCAATGCCAATCCTATCAAGACTTAAAAAGCCAGTAACTGAAATGGAAGAAATTGATACTCTAGCAGAATGGGCAGACAGCGTTATCAATGAGAAGCTGGAGCTTGACGAGGGCGATGTTGTCCCGTTCAAGAAGAAGCAAGATGATGATTTAGATGACGACGATGACGATAGCTGGATGCCATCAGAAGAAGACTTTGAGCAGGAAGAAAAACACCGCAATCGCAAACGCACCCCTGCAAATGATGTGAACGAAATGGATAAGAGTCCAGAAGCTAACCCATATAGTGGTCAAGG